ATCAAACCTCGCTCGCGGGGCAAGCTGCGCAGTGTGGGCAAGTGGGTGCAGACTGTGGGCAAGTGGTGAATAACGGCTTCATCGTTATTCACGGCTTGTCCGTAGTCTGTGCCCACGGTGTCGGCGTAGCCGACATGTCCACACGGAGCGGCGCGTCAGTAGGGTTCTGCTGCATCTGCCAAGGTCGTTTCGGCTCTCTGTTGGCGATTTGGAGCGTAGCGGAGAATCGACGGCAGAGAGTTGAAACGACCGTATCGGCACTGGTAGCGCGCGGCGTAGCCCCAGCC